GGGATTTTTGATGAAACGGAGGGATGACAGATGGAATGTAGAGAGGAACGCCTGCTAGAATGGCTCGACAACAATATCGCCTCCCTTATTGTCTACCGGGAAAGCCCGATTAACGCCAATCGAACCGCCATTTATGACGATTTGATTGAGCAGCAGCGGGTGGCTATCTCAGCCGTTAAAACTTGCCGTCAACTTAAAAAAGCATTATTTGACAAGAAAAATGTGACGGATAAGGAGCTTGTGAGCTTGGTTTTGCAACTTAAATCCGGGAGATGCGAAGATCGAGGAGGAGCGGAAAGAGAGGGAAAGAGCGATGAGCGAAACGCCTAAATGCCCATATTGCGGCGACAAAATGATGCTTCACATTTTGCCCAATAGATACCATGCAACCCTTACATCGGCGTGGTATCAGTGCGTGACATGCGACAGCGCGTCACCACGACTTGAATTTTCGCGTTCCTGTGCAACAAGTGCAACAAGTGCAACAAGCAAAATTGAGGAAACAACGCTTGCTGTCACTTTGCGCCGTGTCGAGCCGAAAAACAACCATGCGCTGACACTGGAAGAGGTGAGCACACATTGCGCAGAAGGTGCGGACGCAATGCCGCTTTGGCTCGAAAATAGGCAAAAGAAAGACGTAAGCCGCTGGATGTTGGTCGATACGCCGGAATTTGTTTGTGACAGTAGCATGACGGTAAAATATTTATTGGGTACGAAGATGCAAGGCTACGGTGAAACTTGGCGCTGCTGGCTGCGCAAGCCGACAGAAGAAGAGATGGAGGGGACACAGTGGGCGTAACACTTGTATGCGAATACACAAAAAGGAGCATGGATCTAGGCTACATCGGATTTAATCGTCTTCGGCGTAAGATTGCCGAACTTGCGGGAGAGCCGTTTCTCAGCCATTATGCGAAGTTGGACAACCTCTTATTCGGCACAGAGAAGGATTTTCAGGCCTTTGATCTCGTGACGGCACGCATGTTTTGGACAGGCGAGGTTTCGCCGCATGTCATAGAATTTTGTATGCAATCCGACTGCGGAGGCTTCGTCACATGGAGAGCGTGCCGGAAGCTGCTGAAAATCATCGGCGATTACGACGATGAGCTTGCATACGGCTATGCGGCAAGACCCAACTCCGGCTTCAAGGATTTCAAGCGGATTTTAGAGGACTGCGTAAAGCGCAAATGCTCGATGAGGTGGAGATAAGCGGGAAATGGAGGGGACACCGTGGGAAAACTGATGACTAAAATTCGGCAGAAGTTATGCCGTCATACGAGGCTTGAATTTAGCGCATGGCACCATGAAGATGGAAAGTGGTTTATTTATGGCACATGCATATATTGTGGGGCAAAGTTGCGCGGGATAAGTTTTACAGACAGTTGCGCAAAAGAATTGAAGGATGTTATGGATCGTGAAGGATAAGTGCTTGATGCGGCAGAGATGAAATGTAAAAAGAGAAACGCGGGGAGGCGAACACACAATGACTTATGAAGAACTGAACGAGATGGTCAAAGACTGGCAAAATGTCGGCAATCTGCGGGTTGCAACCGAGAACGGTAACACGTCACTGCACAGCGACACGGGAATTACGCCCACGGTGGCGAGAAACATCATCGTGTCCGTCTGGAACGAGCTGCCGAGGCTGTTTGAAGAGGTGCGCGTGCTGGTGGACGATCACGAGAGGATGAGCGCATTTCTGCGCGTCATCCAGCAGATTTCCACGGATTCAATGCGCTGTACATCCCGGATGATGCGGATTGCAGACTGGCGGCAAGGGTTGCCGGAATACATGGTGCGCGAGATGACCGAACCGGATATCGCAAAAATGCTGAATGGCGAAGAGCCGGGAGAAAGCGAATGAGCGACGGAGGATTGCCGGGCGTTTGCCCGTCGTGCGGAAAGATACTCAAAATCCGCATAAAAGGCGGCAAGGCGGTTTGTGTCTGCCCGGCGAAGGACTGTGGATTCACCTATGAACAACCCTGAATCAAGGGCGGCCTTTCGCCCTTCTTATGAGGCTGAGCCGGAAGTCGGCGCGCAAGGCGAAATTGCCGCGCTTTGCGTCAGGGTCGCGCCCTGAAAGCCTCACCTCCCTAGGCAGGCGGGGACATGCTGCCCGCCTGCCCATATTTTAAGAGAGGGACACAGCATGGAGAAAGAACGGCAATGGAGTAAATCATACGGGAGGAAACAAGCATGGAAAAACAAATGGAAAAGATGCGCCCAATCGGGCTGACGACACTTTCCATCGACGAGCTGGGGGAACGCGCGGCGGCAATCGCGCAGGACATTCAGTTTGCGATGACGCGCGCCATGACGGATATCGTGAGCCTTGGCGAAATTCTGCTCGAAGTCAAGCAGCGGAGCGAATTTGGACGTTACGGCAACTATGGCCGCTTCCTCGCGGAAAACGGGTTGGAAGAGAGGATGGCGCAATACAGCGTCGCGGCATATAAGCGGTATGCGCAGAAGCCGGAAATTTTGACTGCACTGGGAAGCGTGAGCAAGCTCAAGGAGCTGCTGGCGCTGCCGGAGGCGATGGAAGAAGAATTTCTTGCCGTGCGCGACGTGCAGGGGATGAGCGCGCGGGAACTTCGCCAAGAGGTTCGAGCGGCGCGCCAGCAGGCCGCAGGCGAGGCGCAGGACGACGGAAAGGAGAAACAAGGTCAGGACGGAAAAGCGGCAGACAGCGCGCGGATTTGCGCGCTTGAGAAGGAACGAGACGCGCTGAAAGCGCAGATTCGGGAAATTCAGGAGAACAGCCGTCAAATAGAGGAGCTTGACAAAACAAATCAGGAAAGGCTCAGTCAGGCGGAGGCGAAACAAAGCCAGCTTCGCGAGCTGCTGGGCCGGCTTCGAGAAGAGCGAGGGGCGCTGGAAGAGGAAAACATGAAGCTCAAGCAGGCCGCGCTTCATCAGGGCGAACACAGGGAAAGCGACGAAAACGGGCGGTTGAGCGGAGCGACTTTCACGCAGAACGTGAGGAAATTTCTTTCGGAAAACGGTGAAGTGCCGATGATGCAGGGGGCATACGACGAAATGACATCCGACGAGCGAAGCGTCTTCCTTCGTGGACTGGACACCCTGCAAACCTTTATCGGGAGCGCCAGGGCGGCGCTTTGCGGACTGGAAGGGGAGGCGACGATTCGATGAACACCGAGTTGACGGAAATGACGGCTCTGACCGAGCGGGAACAGAAATTGGCACTGATGACGGCGCAGGCCACCACACAGGGCATGATGCAGATGCTTGCACCGATGCTCAACGGCATGCAGCAGATGACGCAAATGATGGCGCAGACCGTTCAGCAGATGTGCACGATGCAGGAGAGCATGGCAAGCATGCACAAGGCAATCGAGCACAGTATGCCGCTTACGAGCACACAGGCGCGCATGCTGAACGCAGCCATCAAGGAGAGGGCGGCGGCGGTCAAAGAAAAATATGCGCTCGGCGACGAGGCGCGGCTTGACTGTATGCGGGAAATTCGCAAAAAGCTGTATCGCCGCTGGGCGGTCGCCAGCGTGAAGGAGATTCCAAGGAGCGAGTACGAGCTGGCGCTGGAAACCGTCGAACGCTTCGACGAGAGCGCGATTGCGCTGAAATACATTTAACGGGAAGCGGGGCGAAAGCCCCGCATGCCCTTTTCATACAGGGGAGATTGCCATGGAGATCAATTTCATCTTTCAGGTAAACAGCTTTCACCGCTTTAAGCGGGAAAACCCGCTTTCGGCCAATGCGCAGGCGCTTTGGGTAGAGCTTTTCGGCCTCTTTAACGCGCGGCGATTTCCCGAGGAAATGCCCGTGAGCACGACGCATCTATGCGCGATCCTCGGCCTGTCCAAAGATACGGTGTTGCGCGCGCGTAAAGAGCTGACGGAGAATCAATTGATTTCCGTGGAGCGCGGCGCGAGCGGACGCGCGGCCAGCGTCGTCAAGATGATTTATTTCAAAAAAGACTGTGGACAAACCTGTGGAGAACCTGTTGACAACACGGAAAAATTTGTTGATAAGTCGATGCGCGCAGATGGAAATGTCGCAAATATGGACGAAAACTGCGACACAACAACGGACGGGAATTTTGCGTCGCAAGAATCGACGCAAACTGCGACACACAAAGAATTTTGCGTCGCAAATATGGACGCAAACTGCGACACTTATACAAACCTAAACGGAGTGACCCCAAACCAAAACGTGTATACCAAAGTACCCAGTTCTTATCCATCTTATCAGCACCGGGGAGATGGATGCGATGGGAAAGGGCAGTTCGAGACGATGGAAAAGGGCAGGGAACGGGTGCTTGAGCAGTTGGGGATTCGAGAAAGCGAGCTTGAAGACGACAATCCGGAGGACGAAATTCTTCGCGGCATTGTGGAGCTGATGGCGCAGGTATACGCCCAGACAGGCGGGGATGTTCCCATCGGCGGCAGAAAACTGAGCGTCGAGACGGTCAAGGGCGTTTTTGCCAGACTGACGCCGGATCATATCCGCTATGTGACGGACAGCCTGAAAAACGTGTCCGCGCCGATTCGTAATCCGAAAAGCTATCTGTTGACCAGCCTGTACAACGCGCCGTGCACGATGCCCTATGCGCTCAAGGCAGACTATGAACTGACCATGCGCGCCCCTGTCCGTCCGGCAGGAAAACGGGACGAGATGCTGCGGCATACGCCGGAGGACAGGAGAAAAAGCTACGAAGCAGCAATCATCAATTTTGACGACGAAATGCAATAAGGGGACGGTGCAGGATGGAAACGGGGCAGAAAAACAGAAACCGAGACATTTACAAGCTCAAGGGCTGTCAGGGGATGCTTGACGAAATCCGCATGCTGAGAGAGAAGGACAGCAGCGAGCGCCGAGCGCTGATTGGAAGCCCGCGTTTTGACGGGATGCCGCATGGAGGCGGCGGGAGCGGCCTTGAAGATGTGCTGGCGCGCGCGCAGGCCATCCACGAAAAGCGGCTGCAAGCCATCGAAGCCTATGAAGCCCAAATCGCCGAGTGCGAGAAAGTGCTCCAGCGCGTAGACAACCCGACGCACCGGGCGCTGATTCGCGCGCTGTACGTCGAGCAGATGCCGATCTGGCGGGCGGCACAGGTTACGCACATGAGCGAGGCGACGGCAAAGCGAATCAAAGCCGACTATGAAAAAAGAGAGCATTTTTGAAAGGTTGAGCCAATTTGAGCTTGTTTGAGCCGGTACACTGTGGTATGATGCTAGACAGAGAAACAGAAGCAAGAGAGCCGCAGGGACAACCGCGCGGCTTTTTTATTTGCGGGAGCGGGGGGTGACATGCGTGAAGACGCTGCTTTCCATCGACACACGCGACTTAAACAGGACGCTTAAAGAAGTTGGCGCGGCGCTTGGACCGGATAAAATGAACATCGCGCTCAAGCACACCATACAGGACACGGGGCGCAAGGTGAGGACGCTTGTAAAGAGCGAGATTCGCAAGGAATACCATGCGAAGGCCGGGCGAATCGGAAAAGCAATCGGCAGACCGCAATACTCGCTGGGCGGGACCATTTCATGCATCATACCGGTTCGAGACGTGCGTGGAACGATTGCGACGGATTCCGGAGGATATACGGCGCTCAAGCGCGGCCCCGGCGCGAAGATTGTTAAGAGCGGAAACTCGGTTTTGCCGCATGCGAAGACGGACAAGAGAATCCACTTTTACATTCCTTCCGGCAGACTGCAAGGACATGTTTTTGTGCGTCACAATGACGGCATAGACTGGACAGGCAAGCGCAGAGAGGGAACGGGCGAAACCGAGGTATGGAAAACCAAGAAGGGCAAAAGAAAGAGAAACAGGAAAGTTCAGACGACGGGCGAACGGAAAAGAATCGGAACCATTTCGCACGGCGTAGGCATTGGCATTCCGCAGATGCCCATGAACCGGTCGGCAGACGAGATTCAGGAGCAGGTAGGACAGTACGCGATGGAAAGGCTGCTGCACTACGAGGAGGCCATTTTGAAGGGAATCGTGACGAGGTGACGGTAAATGCCGAGCATGTATATCAAGGAGCTGGCGCTTCTGGTCAAGCTCTCGCCACGCCGTCTCTACCAAATCAACGAAGAACTTGAACCTGACAAAAAACTTTTTGTGCGGGAAGACGGCACCAAGGCCGACCTCGCCACATTTGTTCAGCGCTGGGTTGAGTATCGGGAAAGCCTTGTTCGCGGCAGCGCCGAAATGACGCTGGAAGAGGCAAAGACCCGGCACGAGCTGATTAAAACGGAGAAGACGCGCTTTGAAGTGAAGCGCCTGCAAGGCGAAATGGTTTTTGCATCCGACGTGATCGCGCTGGGGCAGGAAATTGTCGGCGGAGTTAAAAACAATCTGCTGCATATCCCGACAACGCTTGCGCCCGTGCTTTGCAACATGGACGACGCAGAAGAAATTGAATCCGTTTTGACGCAGGCGATTCGGGAGGCGCTTGAAGACATGAGCCGACTTGAAACATGGCAGCCGCCGGACGTTGACCCCGGAACGCTTGAGGATGAAGAGGACGAGGAAGACAGAAAATGGGAGAACGAGTGATCGACAGGATGCGCGGAGAAATCATGCGCATGTTCGCGCCGCCGCCTGAAATGACGGTCAGCGAATGGGCCGAAAAGAACCGTTTTCTTTCAAGTGAGACAAGTGCGGCGACAGGCAGATGGAAAAACAGCAAGGCGCCGTATCAGACGGCGATCATGGACGCTTTTACGCAACGGGGCGTCGAGGAAATTGTTATCAAAAGCGGCGCGCAATGCGGAAAAAGCGAAATTCTGATGAACATGATGGGGCGATGCATCGACCTTGATCCTGGCCCGATGATGATGGTTCAGCCCAGCCAGAGCACGGCGGACGATTTTTCAAAGCAGCGCATCGCGTCGATGGTGGAGTGCTGCCCGGTGCTGAAAGGCAAGGTGAGCGCGGCGAAAACGCGCGTATCGAGCAACACGATCCGACTGAAAGCCTTTCCGGGCGGCAGTCTGGTGATCGCCAGCGCGCAGAGCGCAAGCGAACTGCGAAGCAAGCCCGTGCGTTTCCTTTTTCTCGACGAGGTGGACGCCTACCCGGCCAGCGTCGGCGGCGAGGGTGATCCTGTCGATTTGGCGACAGCCCGAACAGAAACGTTCTACAACCGCAAAATCGTCAAGGTCAGTACGCCGACTGTCGAGGGGCGAAGCGCAATCGACAAAGCCTATCGAAACGGAACGCAGGAGGAATGGTGTGTGCCCTGCCCGTCGTGCGGGGCTTTTTCTTTTATGCGCCTGCCCGACTTTGAAATAGACTATGAAGAATATGAGGCGGGCGGGAAAAAACAATATAAAATCAAAAAAGTGCTCTGGTGCTGCCCCAACTGCAAGGAAAAGCACACTGAGCGCGCCATGATGGCGCAGGAAGGAAAATACATTGCGCGAAACGAGCGGGCACTGGAAAAGGGTGTCCGCTCGTTTCACCTCAATGCGTTCGTTTCTCCATGGGCAGGATGGAAGCGCATTATGCGGTTCTATCTGGAGGCAAAGGGAATACCGGAACGCGAACAGACGTTCACCAATATTCGGCTGGGCGAATGCTGGAAGCAGGACACGACGCGGCTGACGACAGCGGAGGAAATCTACGCCCGGCGCGAGGAATACAGCGCGGAAGTGCCGAGCGGCGTTCTGGTGCTGACGATGGGCGTAGACACGCAGGACAACCGACTGGAATTTGAAATCATCGGATGGGGACGCGAACATGAAAACTGGCGCATCATGCGCGGCATCATCCCCGGAAGGCCGGATGATGAAAGCCGGGCGGTCTGGAAGGAACTGGACAAGCTGCTTGAAAGAAAATTTAAGAGACCGGACGGGAAGCGGATGCGGATTTTGACCACGTTCATCGACTCCGGCGGTCACTGCAAAGACGCGGTATACCGCGAATGCGCCATGCGCACGGCGCGCCGGGTATTCGCCATCAAGGGCAAGGGCGGCGAAGACGAGGAATATGTGAAAATGTCCAGCGAGATGAAGCGGAAAAAGGGCATTACGCTCTTTATCGTCGGCGTGGACAGCGGCAAGGAAAAGATCGCATACAGCCTGAACGTGAAGGAAGCCGGGCCGTGGTACAGCCATTTCCCCGCCGCGCCGGAAGCCGGTTATACGCTGGGCGCGATTCGAGGGCTTTTCGCGGAAAAAATGGAGATTCACAGCCGGGGAGGCCGAAATGTGGCCGTATGGGTGGAGGACAGCACGGTGAACGCGCGAAACGAACCCCTTGACTGCACCAACTATGCGCAGGCGGCCTTTTACGGATTCCAGATCGACCTTGACGCAATCGAAAAGAGGCTGAAAGGCGAAAACCAGATCACAACGGAAGGCAGAAAAACAGCCGCGCCGAGAGCCAGACAGATTTCGGGCGGCATTTGATAAGGGGAAAAAACAATGGCTATGACAATTCAGGAAGTTCAGGAAATGCTTGACGTGCTGAAAAAGTGCAAAAAGAGCATTCTTTCCGGCGAAGCGGCCAGTTACACGGTGGGATCGCGAAGCGTCACGTTTCTTTCGCTTGACGAAGTGAACGCCGAAATTCGCAACTATGAAAATATGCTGGACGTGCTGGAAGGCACGAAAAAGGCGCGCGGCGTGCGCGTCGTGATTCCCTACGATCTGTAAGAGGTAGAGCATGAGCGAGGAAAGAAAACGAATGCGTGAAGGCCCGCCGTCTGAGCATGGGGCGCACGGCGAAAAGCGCAGGGGCGGCGCGCAGATGGCAGCCGGTTACGCCAACCACGGCGCAAGCAAGACCAAAAGCGCCATGCTGGGGTGGATGCTTTCTGGCGGTTCGCCGGAGGACGACAGCGACCTGAACGGCGCAACACTCCGGCAAAGGGCAAGAGACCTCGACATGGGCGGAGGCCTTGCCAGAGCGGGCGTCAGCACGGAGACGACAACGGTTATCGGAACGGGGCTGATCCCCAAACCCGCAATCGACTACGAAGCGCTTGGCTTGACGGAGGAAGCGGCGAAAGAATGGGAGAAAATAGCCAAGCGAGAGTTTTCTTTCTGGTCGGGAAGCAAATTCTGCGACGCGGCGGAGAAGAAAAACTTTTACCAGCTTCAGAGCCTTGCCTTTCGGTCGATGCTGACAAGCGGCGACGTTATCGCACTTCTGCCGATGTACGAATCGGTCGGAAGCCCATATGCGCTGCACATTCAGTTATTGGAAGCGGACAGGATGGGTACGCCGGACAGCAACGGAGAGAGCACAAGCAAGGACGCGGACGGCGGGAACGCGCGCATTGTAGACGGCGTGGAGGTG